TATAGACTTTGACAAACTCCCAGTCCTCACGCTCTTGAATATACTTGGTATAATAATCGACCTGTGCCTCGTAGGAAGTGAGCTGCTCCTCAAAATCTGTAGAAACACGTGCATATCCGGCAACTTTTCGCTTTACTTTCTGTGTTGTCGGCAGGTGCGTTTGCAGACTGATTGTTGGCGGTATTACAGTTACTTTTCGACCCATTTCTGATTCCTTTCTCGTGCGGCTTGTTTCATTTCCTCTGTCCAACTTTCTGCCCTTGATGGGTATTCCCAGTGGCGTATTTCTGATGTTCCATCATGAAAGAAAAACTGTACCTCAAATGGTTTTGGAATCACAATGTGATGAATGTTATCTCGAAATACAGCCGTATCAAATTCATCCAATTTAAGTACATCACAGATTAGAGCATATAGAATTGATTCCGGAATTTGCTTTGAACCGGGGCAGTACTTTTTTCCTCTCCTCAAAAAAGTGGCACACATCCAGATGATTCCTTGTGGGAGTTGTTTTCGTTGATAGTTCTTTCCACATAATCCACAGATAATAAGGCCACTAAGCGGATAACGGTTTGTAGCACCATCATGGGTGTATTGCTCATGTCGCTGAGCCAATATAGCCTTTGCTTTGGCAAACGTTTCAAGGTCAATAATTGGCTCGTGGGCTTCCTCTACATAATATTTTTGAAGTTCTCCCTGATTTCTCGTTTTTTTCTTTTCGATATGGTTATTACGATAGTACTTTTGGAGCATGAGATTTCCGATGTATTTTTCATTTGTCAGAATTTCACGAATTCTTGGGTTTGTCCATAGGTTTCCTTGTCGAGTTGGTATTCCCATCTCGTTGATCTTATTTGCGATTCTCTGTTGTCCCATACCGGAAATATAATCTGAGAAAATCATACGAACAAGTTCTGCCTCATTCGGTTCGATTTCCAAGACTCCCTCTGCATTTCTGCGATAGCCCAAAATCGTAATACTACCGATTTTTCCAATTGAGAAATCTTTTCGGATTTGCCATTTTCGATTTTCACTGGCAGAATAACTTTCCTCCTGTGCATAGGATGCCAGAATGGAAAGCAGCAGTTCGCCATCTGAACTCATGGAATGAATCCGCTGTTCCTCAAAATAGACATCAACGCCCAGCGATTTCAATTCCCGTACCGTTTCCAGCAGGGTAACCGTGTTTCGTGCAAAACGAGAAATAGACTTTGTCAGAATCAAGTCAATTTCTCCCTGTCTGCATCGGTTCAGCAACTTTTGAAACTCTGCCCGGTTTCCTTTTGTTCCGGTCAGTGCCTCATCTGCATAAACACCGCAGAACAGCCATTCCGGATTGCTCTGAATCAGCTGATTGTAATAGCTGACCTGCGATGATAGAGAATGGAGCATGGCATCCTTTCCGCTGGATACTCTGGCATAGGCTGCCGTCCGTTTCAATGGAAACTGCTTTTTCTGCGGAAATACAACTTTTTGTATCACTCGTGCCGTGATAACCTCCCCCTTTCCGATGACATATTACCGTATGATCGGACAAGAGTCAAGGAATATACTGCACGAGTTTATGCCGCATTCCTTGGCTAAGATGTCATGCACACGCCGATAATCTTCTTCTGTTATTTTTCGTTCAGCAAGAAGCGTTTTCAAAATTTGCACCGCTGCCTTGTACTGCATGATCTTGTCCCAGACTTCTTCTTGATTTGCCGTAGCAGCTGCGTGAGCAGTACTTTCTGTTTTTGTTGCCATAGCTTACAAACACCTTCCCACAAAATTGACAGGTACAATCATAATTTGCTTTCTTATTCAGCTTTCTGAATTGGCATACCACCATTTCAAGCGACACACATCTGAACAGAACTTCTTTTTTCGATGCTTGGGTGTCATCACTAAAGCAGCACCACAACAAGGACACACTGCTGTTTTTCGCCTGCAATAAGAGGCGATTGTATTTACAGACACCCCAAGAATGCCAGCAATTCTTTTATAACCGTTTCCTTGCTCTCGCAAAGTGTCAATTTGCTCCTTTTGACCCTGCGTCATTTCATCTTCCTCCCGTATCTAAATTTTGTAGTGACCCAGAAAGGCTCACCATCATAAATACAGTCGAAAAAAGGGTCGAAAAATCGAACCCCCTCTTGAAAATTCAAATGAACGCAAAAAAATCCCTGCACCGGAGTTTTTTCTCCGAATGCAGGGATTTCTTCTTGCCAAATAGGACAAAGCGTGATATAATAGTTATAGCAGCAAAAGGCGGTGGCAAGTCCGCCCTTTGTTGTTTTGGCTCAAGGTCGGTTGGTTTCAATCGACCTTATTTCTTTGCCTCTTTAATGACCTCGTCAATCAGTTCAAGGGCTTTTTCTTTGTTGTCACTCTCCAAAAGTGCTTTGATGGAAAGCAAAAGCGTCAAAAGTTCAAGCCGTGTCATGTCCTCTTTCATGCTTCCTCCTTTCTCGTCTTGCCCCGGTATTCGTGGCTAGGTTCTCCTCTAATCCACTGTACACAGTATACCATAAGTTAAACCTATAGTCAAGACGATGTGGAGATGTTTGTGACTATACACAAACGGCTTTTTGGTGATTTGTGTAGCTTATGGTTTACAACTGCTTTTCAGCCGGATGTGTTGTAATTAATTTGCTATAGTCTGTGTCTAACATAATTTCTTTTATTTTACCATCGACTATCTCTAAGAAATTAACCCCATTTATTATTGATTTAAAATCATTAAGATTAAAATCAATAATAACATACTTTTCATCGTTATTTTCTTTTGACATATATAATTTTCTTACAAGACCAGAAGAACACGCCCATTTCCTTCCGGACAGTCCATAATAAGAAAACAGGATTCCTAATTTAATAGACCCACTCACCATCAAACTATAGAATTTTCCAACATAAGTGACACTAACACAGCTACTATAATTTTTGCATTCACCTAAAAAATGCTCGTAGCGTCGGTCAATATATCCATGGCTTAGCAAAAACTTTCCTTTGGGCTTTAATGTAATAAATTGATCTATTTCATTAGTGTTAGTTTTTATGTTTCTTTCAACAGTAAAAATGTCTCCAGAAATTTCAAGTAAATAAGAAACTAATTTTTCTAAGCTATCTCCTTTATCAACTGTTTTGATGCCGCTTTCCCCATTTGATTCAATAAATTCTTCTAATAAAATTTCGTATTGTTCCATTTGTTCAGCATTAATTTCAGCGATTTTTCCATATCTTCTTTCTTCATTCAATGAATTAAAATACTCAACAATTGAATCCTCGTTTATCATTCAGTCACCACCACAAAAACCACACGACAATTTTCCAATGCAAACAATGTTCTTTGACAAGTATCACATTCAAATTCATCAGGGATCTCATTCATTGTTTTTTTAAGTAAGCCTGTCGAATGCTGACAATCAAAACAATATAATTCATAGTATCTTTCTATTAAATCCTGATCCTCAAGCAAATTTAAGATAGAATAAGCCGTTTTAATATCGACTTGTAGTTTCCTTTTCAATACACTTGGATATATCCACATATCTTTCTTATAGTAATTCAATAGGTTGGAAACTTTTTTAGAATCTACATTATTTATTAATTCATTTTGATTAATCAACGCTTCTATTTTTGCTAATGTACTTTGTAACAAAATTCATCCGCTCCATTCCAACAAGTACATCACTGTACATGTGCTGTAGTAAACAATAACCTTGCTGGTGATAATCGAAAATAAATTTGACTTTGATATTTCTGGTTTTTATTTCATTCTCCCAGACAACTTGAATCCATTCATAGTCCGATAATTCCTCATTCTCAAATAAAAATTGATTTAGGTCCTCATTCAATAGAGGTATTTTTTCTATATCAGATCTATGCTTTTCAATTAGTTCTTTCAGTTCTCCGATAATCGGCATCACATAGTCTCTATTCTTGCCAACATCAAGTTGAGCATTTCCACCACTGGGTAAATTTTTATACTCAGCCATCAATTTTACACTTTTATCATTTGAACTACGAACGGTGTTTATAATAAAATCTAAATCCATTGCGTTCAGTTCAATCCCAAATTTTAATTTTAAAATTTCTAAAATATCCGAAACCAAATCAATATATATTGTTTGTGCTTTTTTGTCAGAAATAAATTGACGTTTTAACCCATCAAATCTAATTTCCACAATTTTATCGTTCTTATGAAATACAACTAACATCGGATACTTTACCAGCATTTCCTCATTATTAAATGTATCATATGCAGAAAAAGCACGAGAAAACTTCACAATAAAGCATTCATCATTAAAATATGTAAAATATTCATCTGAATCATCTATCGACTCAATTGTAGAAACTGTACCTTTAGGAAATAAAGTTTGAAAATCCACATCATTGAAAAAATTAGAATTTTTAGTTTCGAATAAGATAGAATATTTATAATCTTTTTCAAATTCCCAATTTTCAAACAGCTTAACAGCATTCATATCGTTTTCTAAACAATACTTAATCTGATTAGTTAGTCTTTCTTCATCACTACTATAAGTTTTAGAATCGTCAAAACTATCTTCATCGAGTTTCTTTTCAAATTGAACCCCACCACTTATAAATAGTCGATTGATTTTTCTCTTGACCTTTGATGAATATCCATCTACTGTTCCCTTTAAATACAGAATATAATTTTCGAACGTCATTAAATTGTTTCCTCCTAGATAACAATGCAGCTTTCATTTAGTTAGTATAATTATAACCGAAAACGAAGTTGTAATTCACACTTAACGATTCAACTTTATTATACCACGCTTTTTTCTGACAGTCAACACAAATAGTGACTTACAAATAGTTTTTTTGAAAATTTCAAATGAACATTACAGTTGTGTTTCTCCACGCAAAACGCAAAAAACGCTCCTGAACACCACGTTCAAGAGCGTTTTTTACTACCTATAAACGGCATTTAACCGCTGTTTTATCCGTTCAATTTCTCGTCAATACTGGCAACGTGCTGCAAGATCTGCTTGAGAGTGTCATCATCGTTAGTATCTTTTTTCGTGTCCTCATTCGGCTTGTCTGTGGTAGTTGTTGCATTTTTTGCAAATCCATTCAGCCCCGCATTTTTGATGATCGCCGGATAATCCTGATACGCATAGTCCAGATCCACATCGCCGACAATGCCGGAAACGCTGCCTTTCCAGCTGTACTGCCACAGCCCATAATTCCCGGCATAGGATGATTTGCTCACATCCACATGAGACAGGAACACGTCATACCGGTTCTTTATATTGTTTCCGATACAGCTTTCCAGAGCCGACTTGAACGTATAAATTGCCACATAATACCCGGCAGATTCCAACGCACTGCAAAACGCCTGACACAGGGCATCTGCATTTTGCAAACTTGCCTTTTCTTCGATGTCAAATGCAATGGGATACTCGAACTGTTTTCCAGCCAGAGCAGACAGGCACACAGCAGCCTCCTGCTCCGCTTCTGCGGCAGTTTTGGCGTAGCTGTACCAGTACGCACCGCAGGGGATTCCAAGCCGTTTGCACTCGCTGTAATTCCGTTCAAACTGCACATCGATCTGGCTGGATTCTTTCCCAAAACCAGCCCGTAAAATCGCAAAATCCACCTGCCCGGATGCTTTGACTTTTTCCCAGTTGATTACGCCTTGATGCTTGGAAACATCAATCCCTTTTGCCACAATTCCAGACGGCTGCTGTGTCTTTGCAATGCCGAAATAGCTGTAGAAATCGTTTGTTACCGTGTTTGTTCCTTTGGTTTCATCACCATAATATCGGCTGCCGGTACGCACATCCAGATGCACCGAAGTATAAGCACCGGTGATATTGGCAATGCCGCCGAAGCCCAGATCCTGAGCCTTGCAGCACACCGTCTTTGCTGAGATTACGCTACCGGATTTGTCGTAGCATACCACGTCCGCCGCTGTGCCTTTGGTGTGCTGTCCTGCTCCGTTTCCGCCCACTGCCTTGTCATGTGCCGTGCAGCGGTAACCACTGTTGACGATGATCTTGCCGCAGTCCAATGCTGCATACAGCTGTTCCAGCTTGCTCACCAATTCATCCGAAATCAAAAAGTCGTGGCTTTTACCGCATTTACAACGGAATTCACGAGCGTTGAAGTGCTCAGTCAGTTGGGTGTTGTCCGTTGCTGAAAAACTCTTTACTGTCATATAAAACGACTCCCTTCTACAAAAAAATATTTTTGAAAAAATCGAAAATTCGCTTGACTTTTCCACGAAAACGTGGTATAATGTAATTAAAGAAAGGGGGAAAGCAAATGCGGACAGGCGAATTAAAAAAGAAACTTCGCAAAGCCGGATGCTACAAAATCCGAGAGGGCGGAAACCACGAAATCTGGTACAGCCCCAAAACAGAAACAGCATTTTCTGTTGGACGGCATGACGGACAGGAAATCGCAACCGGAACCGCAAACAAAATCCTGAAGGATGCGGGGCTGAAATAAGCCCCGACCCTACGGGGTTTTCAAAATGGCAAGAAAGCGAACCATTCGCTTTCCTTGTCAACTTTTCAAATCCGCATTTGTACCCCCATTCAAAAACAAAAAGGAGCTGGTAAAATGGCAAAATACGTTTACCCTGCAATCTTCACAAAAGAGGCAAATAACGCTTATTCAGTTGACTTTCCGGATGTAGAAAACTGTTATACGTGCGGAGATTCTTTGGTGGATGCAATGGAAATGGCATCTGATGTCTTGGCAATGATGCTGTGTTTCAGAGAAAAGGAAAAGAAACCAATTCCGGTCGCTACTCCGATCAAAGAAATTCAAACAAATGCAGACAGCTTTGCAACCTTGATTCTTTGTGATACGACCGATTATCCTCTTGTGGAGTGTGAGCCGAATGCAGAATAACATCAAGAGAATACGGGAACAGAACGGCATTACTCGAAAAGAGTTAGCCGCTCTTTCCGGCGTACACTATAAGAAAATTACGGACTACGAAAACAACTACA